TATTTAAAGAAAGACGGGAAAATGTACAAATATCGTTATTTAGTGATATTCACGTTAATAATGATAGCGTTGTTCATATATCTATCCTTCCTGCCTGCATAACCGATAACGCCCATTCTGCCATTACTACCTGATGTGCCCACTCATCATCTGTCAGTTTATCCGGGTTCATGTGTAGCACGGCGCGGATTAGTGTGTCAGCCATTGCCATCCATCCTTTCTTATCCGCTACGTGCGTGTCCTTTAAAGCTTTTTTAGCGTAGCCTCCTTTATTTCAATCAATTCAGCCAACTGTGCAGAAGCACCCAAGAACAGGGCATCATCCGTCTTAATGGCTTCGTCACCTTCCAACCAACAGTTGTTGAGTAACACTTCATTGTATTTCATCGGGTCTGTTTTCCCCATTACTGCCGCCGCGCTCAGTGCCTTACGGGTGGGCTTTTTAAGGTAGGCTACATGACCTTCCACTTCAAGTTGAAAAATTTCTCCGTGCGCTTCTTTCCAAGCTGCAATTTTTTGTTCGATGGTTAACTCTTTCTTTTCCATTTTACTATTTAATAAAAGATTATAAACTAAAGTACGTTAGGCTCTAAATCAAGGGCAATGAAAGGAAGGGCAATTTCCTGATACAAGTCGCCTTCCTTGATACTTCGCGGGTCTTCGGTGATTGATACATTGAGGACTTTATCCGTTGTGATAACTCCGCCTTCCGGCATGTAGGACACAATCACGTCAAAGTCCACATCGGTAATATCATCGTATCCTTTCGCCTTTGCAGCAGCTTCCAAAGCAATGACCTCACTTTGGAGAAGGGTGAGCGTACCTTCATACTCTTTTTTCCCACGCTGAATGCTACGGGCTTTCTTACCCGAAGCGAAAAGGGCTTCTTTTTGATGCTTGATTTTGTATTCAATGGCTCGAATACCACCTACAGGACGTCCCAATAAAACCACCTGCACGTCTTTCCACGCGTATTCGTTACTGTTAAATGTTCCCATTATGCTGTTGGATTATTAAATGATAAATTCACGTTGATTTCTCTCAATATGCCTTGCGGCACAATTTTGCACTGGATGCTTAAACTGCCGGTTGAAAGTATGTCCTGTGCCGGGTTTACATAAGCGGAGAAAGAGCTTATTTCGTCACTCATGTTGGTGTTGACCGCACGGGTGATAGCAGCCTCGAAACTCTTGCAGACAGCCGCCGAAATTTGTCCCTTATCATCCACTTCTACATTGTCCATCAAATCATCAATGTACGTAAGATAGGCAATGGAGATAGCCTTGTCGATTACGCGACCAAGATTCAGATAGGCATAATCATCCGTTGTCGGTGCGCACATCGGGTCGTCATTCAGGTAGTAACCGTTCTTGCCTACAAATGTACGGTAGAAGATATATCCGGCATCGTTTAATGTATTCCAAAGCGAACTTTGCTCTTCCGGAATTTTTCCATCCATGAAATAACCTTTTACGGCGATAGCACCGTCACGCACACGGGCAATCGAACGGTGTACGGAGATTTTTGCCGCACGTCCCAATACCTGCCAACCGTCAAGAGGAGCAGCCCAAGACTGATAGGCAGCACCAGCACGGAATCCGGCGTGGACGGTATCAATATTGGATTTCCACTGCCAGTAGCGTAGATTATAACCTAAAGAACCAGATACATTACGACCGGGATTATTCTGAAGATTAAGAGCGGGAACAACCTGCATACCAAGTTGGTCAAATGCAGGTTGCGGGAAATCAGAGATAGCAGTCACGGTCAGCTGAGGATTTTGGCCGGTCAGATTCCAATCCAGCATAGGTACAGCATGATATACACACATAATCACCTGATGTTCAGCGCCACAGTCATAAGTAATAGTATGTCCAGAATTACTAGATACACCTTTACCAGCAATAGAAGCCTGAGAAGAATCAGTATCAAGATTAGTATTAACTACTTCGTTAATATTGATTACACTAGACCAACCTCCAATATAATGTGCATGATTGCCCATGTACTCGGGGGCTTTAATACCAAACTGGGCAGCCATCTGGTCAGAATAGTCCTTACTACTGAACTGAACTACTTCTTTCCAGCGCTGGAGATACTCAGTAGCACGAATTGAAAGGGCGGAAAGGTCAGTATTAACACGAAGTAATCTATCAGAATTAGTAGAGTTAGTTGAGGTTGTCTGTACAGTATTACCGCCAGAAGGATTACGAACAGACGAATTGCTAATACCATCAGTAGCACGAGCCAAAATAACATTAGTCGGTAGCGTCCTATCAAGAGGCGAAAGAAGTGCAACCGAACCATACTGAGAATTGGGGAGCATACCCATAAAGTAATCTTTCGGATAATTCGCATAGCGGAGTTTAACCATATTCACAGACAACGAAATATTACCAGAACCGGACCAATAGTCAACATTATAAGCATAAGCCAAATGTTTTTCCCATTGAGAATTACTGAAGAAATCATAATAGATTTTCTGATAAGCAAGAAGAGGTAACATGTTAACAGTCTGTGAAGTCGAATAAACCAAAGGATTATCAGCGTCACCAAGACTATCAACACCTAGATATTTCTGTGTAATAGCAGCCTTAGCAGTATTACTAGATGCAAGAACAGAACCATAGCCAAGCATATCAAACAACTTACAAGAACCATAGACGATAGGAAGACCAGCATCGTCACGAGTATTAGTCTGGTCACCAACGTTAGCCGTCAGGAGAAACGTACTAATGGCACTCTGAGTAATATTAGGTACAGAAGTAAGTGCAGAAGTATTCTCAGAAGAACTAGCGGCACTAGTCATATAGTCAGTCATCTGCGTAAAAGCCTGCGGAAGCGCACGGGAAATCAGTCGTAACGGCACAGCATAAAAGTCGTAATACTCCTTAATACGAGTATAAGCAGCCGTATTAACCGGAACGGTACGGGTAAACCAGTCAGATGAAATACGATACTTGTTACCAGGAATAGCAATCTGCCAATAGCAAGGTAAAATTTCACCAACTTTCGCTGTAAACAATTTTTTACTAGACAAATCAAAGGAGGAGCGATGGACAGCAACTTTCGCTCGGGCTAAAGGATTAAAATCACTCATAATTAATAAAATTAAAGTTAAACCATACGGTTGAATATATTATTAGCATCATTAAGTTTCTTATGCTTAATCATATCACGACAGAATGTTGAACTACGGTACCGGAGTTGCTCAAGAAGTTGGAATGTTTCACGTGAAACATTCGACAAGACATCAATTTCCTGCCCGTTCTGAGGCAACGCAAACATACAGTCAGATATGTCTGGGTATTGGGAACGGAGGTTATATGCATTTCGTAAACTTTCATAATCCGCTTTCTTCTCATATTCTATGCCTGTTTTAATGATAAACATAATACGACCGGAGTAAGCACTAACATCAGAACCGAAGAGAGGGAGATGCCAGTTACGGAAGAACTTATGGACATATAGGAACAACCGATACAATTTATTAATATAAGACTCAATATCGACATCACTAGAACTGTTGCAGAACCTAGTAAGACACCGAGAAGCATGTAATATAATTTTATCATCATCAGTAAGAATATTTTGAACTTTAAGATATTGATAATAAGTACGAACAAGACTCAAAACCGAGTCTTGTTTATAATCGACAAGTCCGAACCTTGCAATTCTCTTTGGCGTTGAATGCACAGCGCAAAGAATTCGAGCAATCGTAACACTATCGTCATTGCGAGCAGACGAGAATCGGGGCAATAAGGTACGGATATACGACATGGGTGGAGTTGACCGAACACTGACGCCATTGAAGTTATAGACTCTTCCGTTAACGACAGAATCGATTTTTTGCTCAATTTGCGCATAAGGGTTTTCGTCTTCCACGAAATTACAACCTTTCTCAAAGAATCCGACAGATGCTCGCGACCTGGGTCTAAACGCGCGGCATGAGCGATATAATAAGGGAGCAGAGCTAAGGCTATTAACGTAACTCGCAACGTACGAACCAGCGCCACCAGCGGCACGTTGGAAATCTGAACGACCGAACTTCCAACTCTTATCGTGACAGTATCGTAAAACCTTGGAGACTTTGTCCGAGTTTGTGAATAGTAAGAGATGATAATGCGGGCGGAAATGCACGGGGCCATACTCACCCACAGCGTAGAAATGTAACGTTTCATAAGAACCTAATTTCAAAGACAAATGTTTACGTAAACGTTTAATATAATTCTGAACATCAACATAATTCAGGAAGGGAATAAGGTTATCACGACCGTATTGTGCAGAAGCAGGATAGTCCGTTTTGTCAACGGCTTGCGTCTTATTAATAAAACTACGAATAGCATCCATACTAAGAAACCAATTATCCTTAACAGGGAGATATTCCTTAATTTCACGGTCAAACGGCACAGTGCCTTGAACCTGCTCGAAGAATATATGACGCAACATGGAGTTATCATCACATTGATACTCGGAAACAGGGATATACTGATGATGTTCATTGCCAAAATGAATATCTCCTGAAATGCCTACGACATCCTCATATTCACTGTGAAGAACACTGCAACTCATAAGAGGAATATGGTCATTATCATAAGTCAAAGTTACAAAATAAGAATACTTAAAAGTACTTCCAGCGGTCTTCACGCGCATGGACGCCTTTCTAGCTCTCCTATGGATACAATAATCACATTGACCGCAATCTACGGCAATGCGGGCACCGGTATATTTGTTCGTAATAAACGAACGATACTGACAATGATCAACAACCTTAAGCAAATCAGGAGAATATTTCATAATTATTTACGTTTATCTATTACTTGTCGGCGGTTACGCGAACAAAATGAAATATGAATAAATGTCGGATATATAATAAGTTGATCGAATGGCGAAACATTATCAGAGAAAAAATGAATCATTTCGAGCAACTTACTAAACGAAGTAGAGCCATAAGGTTTAATATCAATAGCTTCACCCACAAGATGCTGAGAATTCGGAGCGCCATTACAAGCCTTATTTTGTTCGGGAGTACGTCTAGCGCTAGTTACCGAAAAATGAACATTAGAATACAACAGGTATTCAAAAAAATGCATAAGAGTATAATTCATAGTCCAATAGCATTAAGAATATAACCTAGTGCAGCAGATACAGCACCAATCAAAATCTTCCAAATATTATTATTTTTCATCACCTTTTTGATTTTTAAGTTCAACAAAACCATTTTCCTCTTTAATCGAGTCCACAACAACAATAAAACCCAATGGACAAAAACGTTCACAATAGCGTCCAAGGCCATCGAGAGAATTAACAACATAAGGCGAAAAAACATCACGACCAGTATTTCTGTCCTTAACTGAGATAATAAACCTTTGCATAACTGTAATAATTTTAAGGATTAATAATAATTGTAACTTCTACATGGTGCAAAGGTATGGCCTTTTTTTTGTATTACCAAATTTTTTTTTAGAAATTGTGGGAAAAAGACCATTTGTGATGGAGTGTGAGTTGTGCGTTTATGGACAAGGGATGGAGAATCCGAGAAGATAACTCGGATTTGCTTCGCACACAACTAGGGGCTTCGCTTAATTAACAAGTGGATGTATACAAAGGTGTATAGGCACGGCAAGGCAGGGACTGTCTTGCCTTTGCGCACTCCGTGCTAAAATACCGGAGCGGGGCGCTCCTATAAAGAGGTCGCTCCGCTCCGTTTTTCGATCAGGCCCTACGCGGGCGGCGGGTGTATATCGCTCAAACGCCGCGATGGGCTTCTAGTCCTAAAGAATGTATACGTAATATTATTTTACCACCGAGAGTCAAAATATTTCGCAAAATCAAATATTCACAACAAAAATAGATGATAGGTAAAAATATAAGACAACGAATAGTAATATTTATTTACCGGCCATTATAAATAGTAGTATTACGAGGGCCATAATCATTACGATAAATCTGAGCACTAGGACGCATAGCTCCGATTATATTACCGGCGCCTTGGAAAATGCGGGCACCATAGTCAATAGCGTTACGTAAGCCGTAAGAATTAACATCCTTCTGTTTCTCTTTAGTACTCCACTTATAGTAGTCACGAACAGCCTTTTCTTTAGAATACTCCATATTCTTAACAACATTCACATTCTTAAAATCCCACAAGGAAGATATACCAAGAGCACGATTAGCATGAATATTCGCATATATAAGAGAATCAGCGGTTTTCTCAGCAATCCTATTACTAATACGAATACCATTAGTTTCAGCAGAAGTCTTAACAGCCTGTGCCATCTGATTCTTATACTGAGCCTCGGAAAGAGCACCCTGAGCATACAAATTAGCCAAAGTCTGACCTTTAATAAACAAATCAGCCTGCTGCTGCTCGTCAAGGTATTTATTCAATATCTGCTGAGCATGAGAATCGAGTAAAATCTGTGCTTCTTGGGCAGAAGTAAGACGACCAGCAAACTCCATATTTTTGAGTTCCTGATATTCCTTAGACTGGTCTAGAATAGCAGAATTCCTGCCAGTAGAAGCATTCCAATAACCAGACTGGCCAACGCCAATATTACGATAATTGGTATCGCCCAAGATCTGTTGCATCTTATACGGAGTAAGGGCAGCGTTCTGTTCAGCATTAAGCATAGCAGCACGAGCCTGAGCCATAGAAGCAAGAGCAGAGCCGACATCAGAGAAATCGGGACGGAAAGCCTGCAAACTAGGAGCGGAGGAAGCGGAAGCAGCTGCACCACCAGAAGCAGGAGATCTAGAACCAGCCATGGCAGCAGAACCTTGAACAAACGGATTTAAACCACGAGAAATCATAGCATTAGGAGAATTATAGGAATTATTCATTCCCCACATCTTTTCCTGCCAGTCACGCTGAATCTGGGCCTGCTGAGCATTAAACGCATTATTCTCACGATTAATATCAATACTAGTCTGATTGGTCTTATTCTGCGAAGAGGCACCAATGGCATTACCAGCAAGTGAAGCGCCGGCAGCAATAATACCTCCAAGAACAAGCGGAGCAATATGTTTTTCGGAGTGACCCATTAAGGGGCTTTCTCCAATATCATAAAACCTCATTGAGCACCGGCGTCAGGGGCGGGCGACTTATCGGGCGCTGACTGTTGCTCTGCCAACATTTCCTGAGCGAACTTAGTAAGTTCAGACTTTTCACTAGCCAGCTGCTGCAAAACAGCCTGTCGTTCCGACATAGTCTGACAATGACGGGAGACAACACAAGCAAAGCGCTGCTCATCAGTCATACCATCCATAACAGTAGACTGGGTAGGATGCATCTGGGCAAGAATATTCTGAACATTCATATCACCAAGAAGACGACGATACTTTTCCTGATTAAGGAGAATCTGCGTCATATCGCATTGAATCAAATCACCATCAGGAGACTCATCATACATAACAGTATCGTATACAGACTGTTGATAGCAAGGATGCTCCTCAACCAACTCGGGGACAACCTCATTCTTAATATAATCGGGGTTCTTATAAGCAAAATTTCTCATAACAAAACAATTAATAAGGTAAACCATTTCTATCCAAGTTCTGAACAGCATATACTTGGAAATTAACATTACATAACAACTGGTCAAACGCAACGGAACAATTGGCAGCATCAATCTGGGGAACAAAAATAGAGTTCAGCTGCTGGGGACGAACTTTCATAGATTGATAAGACCAAGCACCAGCGGAAGTCAATACCTGCCAACCGTCAAGAGGAGCAGCCCAAGACTGATAGGCAGCACCAGCA